CTATAACTCACACACCATAATATATTCTTCGGCATTCTCATCTACCGTCTTAAACCCAACATTCTCATACATCTTCACAGCGTAATTGGCTTTCTGTACTGCCAGGGATGCCTTCTCAAACCCCTGCCACTTCAGCAATTCCAGCATCTTCACCATCAACTGTGAACCTATGCCCTGGCCCCGATATTCCTTATACAGAGAAATCGCAAAGGACGGAGTCTCATCATCTACATGACCATAATCGTTCATGATACGTGTCCAGACAGCACCGACCACTTTCCCGCCAAAATCAGCTACCAGACAGTTATCGCCCTTTTGGCTGTTAAAATCATCTGTATAGACTCTCAGTTCCGGTTTTTCCACAATATCCTTCGCAGGTGGTTCTACTCCTTCCGGAATAAAGATTGCTTCATACAGGAAGTCCTTCAGCAATTCTGTTTCGCTCTTTCTCAAGCTTCTGATAACATATTTGTTCCGTTTATCGCTCAGCATATGAGAAACATGCTCATGCTGAAGCTTCACCTTCATTTCCAACATCTGCTTTCCGATCTTCTCAGGATCATATTCATTACCGGAACAGATTATTTCCAGAGTGTCAGGAGTCCAGATATATCCATGCGACTTGTTGTAAAGGTATTGCTGGAACTCTTCGTATTCTTTTTCCTTCAGTTGCTTCATTCAGATTCGTCCCTCTTAACATAGTGCAGTTCAATATCATAACCAAGTGCCTCCATCATCTTAACGAAGGTGTTATTGACCACACTATCATTCTTCTTGATCACACGGTTTACATAGGCCTTTGTGGTTTCAATCTCTTCCGCCAGCTTTGCCTGCGTCTTTCCCTGCTCTATGCACTTTACTTTCACATCGACTTCTATATTGTTCTTGACCATAATTCACTTCCCAAGTTCTGATCAATCGTTATCCTATTTGTATAATTTATAGTATAACAGAACCCGTCGTTTTTTCAAGCAGAAAAAGAACCGGTCAGATCTCTCCAACCGGCTCCGCCGCCTACCCTTCTATGAACTTTATTACTTCATCCGGAAGTTTCCACTGAATCTCAATATGCTTCGGATCATATATCAGAATCCTATCAATGAACACATCCACTATCTCTTTGGTCAGTTCCGTTTCCCCGGAATACTTCTTCATCGTACTGACAGCGTCCCGCACGCCATCATCGGCAGCCGCTTCACTCTCATGAAGCTTTGCGGTAACCTCTGCTATCTGCTGATCCAAACTTTCCGCCTTCCGGGACAGTTCCTGCCGTACTCTCAGGTAATCATCCTTTTCCAATTCTCCGGCCATAAACCTGTCAACATTAGCAAACCGCTCCGTTTCACACTTCTTTTTATCTTTCTGAAGCTTTTCAAGTTTCTTGGCCAACTTCAGGTTTTCACTCTGTGTCTTATCTGTACGCTTCTTCAATTTCTTCGTGGCTCTTTCTGCCATATCCATAAGGTTCCTGATCGAATGCCAAACCATTTCATTCACATCTGCTTCCCGGCAGTATTTCTTGCAACACTGGCCGGCTTTCTGATGCTTTGCGTGAGGACAAAGGATATAGCTATATTCCCTGCCCTTTGCAACATATGCCCGGAAGTTCATAGACCTTCCGCAGGTTCCACAGATGGCTTTCCCGACAAGCGGACGTTCCTTACTGTAACACCTATCATCCTTCTTCGGATACTGCTTTCTGAATCTCTTCTGAACTTCCAGAAACTCTTCCTTCGTGACGATCCCCGGATGGCAATTCTCAACCATGATCTGCTCGTCCTCAGGTACCGAAACGGTATGTGAACTGCATGGTGCTATCGCCTCACGCTTATGTCCCACAACCACTCCATAATAAACCTTGTTCTGCAGGATCTTATTCACAGAGTAAATATTCCAACAGCTCAACTTTGATGTATTGGCAAACTTCTTCGTTCCTGGATTCGTTCTCCGATAATATGCCGCCGGAGTATCATATCCCTTATCATTAAGCTGAGCAGCAATATCCACGGTCCTCATTCCATCCAGAGCGGCATCATATATCTCCCTGACAACCTCAGCTGCCTCCGGATCTATCTCGATCCTGTACTTGTCATCCTTGCAGCGTCTGTAGCCATAAGGAACATGGCCGCCAATATAAAGGCCTCGCTTCATCTTGGCGCGTTTCGCGGTCATAACCTTTACTGAGAGATCCTTGCTGTAATAGTCATAAACGATATTCTTCATGACCACATCCAGACCACCGGTGGTACCCTTGTAATCCAGACTGTCATAATGATCGTTGATGGAAATGAACCTTACGCCCATGAAGGGGAATATCCTTTCGAGATAATCCCCCAGTTCAATATAATCACGCCCGAAGCGGGAAAAATCCTTCACTATGACGCAGTTGATCTTCCCCTTCTTTATCTGCTCTATCAGTTTTTCAAAGGATGGTCTGTCAAAGTTGGTGCCGGAGAAACCGTCATCAAAAAACTCATACTGCTCACAGTCTTTCAGTTCATCCTTTTCATTTACGAAGTTCTGGATCAGCGCCTTCTGGTGTGACACGCTCTCGCTTTCCGTCTTGCCTTCCTTCTTCATCAGATCCCGGTCAGCATCGGACAGGCGGATGTATTTTCCGATAACCCACTTACTCATCCGAATCCCCCTCCATCATTTCTCCGATAATCCGCTCCATGACCTTCTTCTGTTCTCCGAAATTCAGTTCTACCTCAACGCGCTTTTCCTCATAGATCTTCACTGTCTTGATAAGATGCTTCACAAGTTCGGAATCAACCTCCGTCTTATCTTCAGCTTCACGCATGGCGGAAAGCCATTTGTTATCCAGTGTCAACACCCCATCCAGCTGTTTCCTCTTCGCCCTCGCCTCAGAAAGCCTCTTCCCAAGTTCTGCTGCCTCATCGTCATATTTCTGTTTAGCGAACCGGTATTCAGCCTCATCCAGAACGCCCTCCGTAAAGCTTTCAAACAAATGCTCCCGCCTGCCGTTCACCTTCTTCAGTTCCTGAGAGATATAATTGATCTGTCCAACATACTTATCGATCAGGCTTTTCTCCTTCATTGACCCTCGCATCTGTTTCAGCAGTTTTTCCTGATCAAGAGCCGCCGTTACCTGCCCCTGGATGACAGCACTCACAGCCGCTTCCACATCAGAGTATCGAATCATCCTCCTTGAACAGTTCCTGTATCCGCTGTCGAGATAACCGCCGCAGACATAATAGGAATGTGCCTGATCCATAGGAATGTGCTTTTGGTTCGCCTTTACAAACCTCATCCTCTTCCCACAATCACCGCAGTAAATCCTTCCCTTGAAATGATTTACGATCTGTTCTCTGAGAGGAGCATGCTTATCCATTTTTTCCTTCATTTCCTTTGCGCGTTCATCGAACAAAGCCTGTACCTTGTCATACAGTTCCCGGCTGACAATCGCCTCATGCGCATCCGGTATTATTCTCCATTCATCAGGTTTTGCCCTATGGCACCTGATTCCCTGATATAAAGATTTCGGCATCCTCCCATATACCAAATCCCCTGTATATGTAGAGTTTTTCATGATGTCAATGATCGTCCTTCCATGCCAGATGGTATGCTTATATTTCTCCGCATGCCAGATACCCAGTTCAACCTTACGCTTTGCCGGCGTAACAGCGCCCATATCATTAAGCCGCCTGCAGATCTCGCTATGTGAAACTCCTGCTGCCTTCCATTCAAAGATCATTCTCACATACGGAGCAACTTTTTCATCCACTTCATAGCGATATGCCCTGGTCTTTGACTTCACATAGCCATAAGGCGGAAATGCCGGCAGGTATTCGCCCTTTTCCTGCCTTGCCCTGAAGGATGTAATGATCTTCCGCGAAATGTCCTTTGCGTACACATCATTCATCATATTCTTCAGCGGGATCATCAGCGCCCCTTCCGCATCATCAGAAGTCAGGCTGTCATACCCGTCAGTGATTGATATGAACCGCACACCCAGGAACGGAAAAATCTTTTCCAAATACTGTCCCGCTTCTATGTAGTCACGTCCGAAACGGCTCAGATCCTTTACCAGAATGCACTGAACTTTTCCGCCCTTAACATCCTCCATCATCCGCTGGAACTCAGGCCTGTCAAAGTGAGTACCTTTCTTCCCGTTATCCTCATAGATATCGTAAAGCTTCAGATCCGGATGCTCGGCAATATACTCCTTGCAGATACTCGTCTGGTTCTCAATGGAGTCCCCGTCATCATCTTTTCCGCTGTTCTCAATGGAAAGCCTCACGTAAACCGCAGTTTTGTAATAGCTGTTCTCAATTACTGGCACTGCGACTGTTGTTTCAAGATTCTTTCTGCTTTTTCTTGCCATGCCGCACCTCCTACACCGCCTGACTGCCGTAATCTTCCAGCACCTTTACAACCTTTTCCGCTTCATCAGCGTGGCGAAATACAACCTCAGCCCTGCCACCTTCAAACACATTGATCTGTCTGATCAGATCCACAACCATGCTTCTGTTCACGGAAGTAATGCTCCGGTACTTTTTGAATGTTTCCATCCATGAAAGAGAATCCCGGTTCCTGCTGACTGCCTGTTCCCTTTCATCTTCAATCGCCCGGATAGCAGCCTCCGCTTCCGCAATCTTCGCAGCATAGCTTTTCTTGAACAGGAAATATTCATCCTGCCCGATCAGGCCTTCCTGCAGGTTCTCATACAGTTTCAGTTTGAAGGACTTGTTTCTCTCAATTTCCTCCTTCAGCCTGACCACCTGCGCATCATAATTAAAAACATTGGCCTGCTTCTCCGGAAGGGAATCCACTATATCAAGCATCTTCTCCATTTCACAGACAGAATCAATCTGCTTTGACACCATCTGCAGAACCACATCCGTAAGCTTTTCTTCCGATATGGAATGCGTACTGCATCCTTTTCCGGCTTTCCTCGTGGAACAGATGAAATAGGAATATGCCTTGCCGTCGGAATTATAGGATTTTCTGACCATGTTCTGACCGCAATCAGCACATTTTACAAAGCCGGAAAGCGGATATACCACATCTTCTTCCGGAGCAATGCGGATATCTTTCGCAAGGATCATCTGCACAGAGTCAAACATATCCCTATCAATAATCACTGGAATAACTCCCTCAACCCGGATCCAATCTGCTTCATCCCTTGGCATTATCTTTTTGATCTTATAATTCGGTGTGCCGACTTTGCCCTGTACTAAAACGCCGGTATATATCTCGTTGGTCAGTATCCTTGTCACTGTCTTGGACGACCACAATGCTTTCTTGTGTACCCTGAAGTTCGTCTGAACCTTCATTCCAAGAGAAAGCTTATATTCCATCGGGCATAACACGCCCTGCATGTTCAGCTTATTTGCAATACGCCCCTGGCTCATTCCCTGTATCTTCCATTTGAAGATTGCCCGGACGATCTCTGACGCATACGTATCCACTACAAGCTTATTGTGATCTTCTTCATCCTTCAGATACCCATATGCGGCAAATGCGCCTATGAACTGTCCCTTTTTCCTCTTGATCTCCAACTGCGACCTGATCTTTACCGAAATATCTTTGCAGTATGCGTCATTGATCAGGTTCTTGAACGGAATGATCAGAGAATCCGACTGATTCCTGTCCAGACTGTCATAATTGTCATTGATTGCAATAAAACGCACACCGAGAAATGGAAATACCCTCTCGATGTAATTGCCTGCTTCTATATAGTTTCTTCCAAAACGGGAAAGGTCTTTGACCACCACGCAGTTTATCTTCCCGGAACGGATGTCTTCCATCATTTCCTGAAATGCCGGTCTGTCAAAGTTGACGCCGGAATATCCATCATCGGTTTTCTCCGAAACAGCATGGATCTCCGGATGTTTTGACAGAAAATCCCTGATAAGGGCTTTCTGGTTGATAATGCTGTCGCTCTCCAGCTTATCGCCATCATCACGCGACAGTCTTGCGTAAATGCACGCATTGTAAGAATTGATTTTACTCATATTGGCAGCTCCTTTCGACTTGATCGCTCTTGCCGAAACAGCCGCCTGTAACATGACCGCTCATCCCCAGTCACAATTTAGTTCGACCTGAGCCTATATTACCGTGCTTTTTCCAAACTTTCCATGACGTTCTGACGGATGGCGGTCATCGGTTCCTGAGATAGTGTTCCATCCTGTCCTCCAGCGTTTCATCCGTATCGGAGAAGGTAGCCTTTACAATGATGTCACCGCATTTATAGACATACGGATTCTTGATCTGCCGGATAAAACTCTTAATCCGCTCTTCCTTCGGCAGCGTCCTGTCTATATGCACATCCCTGATATCCACAAGCGTTTCCGGATCCACGGTTCTTATATCCACGGCTTTCATTTCTTCCAAAGTCATCATTTATTTGCCCGTCCTTTCTGAGGACTCTTTCCTCAAGTCACAGGCAACGAAAATGACCCGAATTTTACCCTCCAACGAAAAAAAGCCTGCGAACATCAGGATTTCTCCCAACACCCGCAGGCTCAATAACGATTCGTTATTCAGTTTACAATCGCCGACAGAAGTCAAGGCTCAGCCAGCCTATTCCGCTTTTCAGCTTCCCCCACATGGAAGCACCTGCTCCTTCTGATACCGCCACTATGGTATAAACACCCGGAGGACAGAACTGGACACGGCTGTGATTGACTCCAGGACCCGTTCGTATATTCAGATCCGAAATACTGACCTTCACCAGGAACGGCACCTTCACCTCAGGTTCTGCCGCCTTCGGCTGATACACCACCTTGCCATCCGCATCGAACACCTTGTATCCCGGATTCTGATCCGCGCACTTCTTCGCATTGTCCAGAATCTTATAGGCTCCTTTCTGGCTCTTGGCATCCGTCCAGGACTTCCTGACGCGGTACCAGCGGATCACTTCACCGCCGGTGTCCTTAGCATCATACTGAGTCAGGTTCCACTTCTCAATAATGGATATCAGTTTCTCCACATAGGTCAGGCTTGTCGCATATCCGCCGTCCTTGATTATCTGCACAGCCTTCTTATAATCCGTGCACCCCTTCAGGCCTGCATATCTCAGCTTACTGCCGTTCTTCGCTCCAAGCAGGTATGCGGAATGATCCGCAATGGAATCCTCAATACAGGGATACTTCCGGAAATCAGCCGTGATCGTGACCAAGCTGCCGTCATGATTCTGTTCCTGCGTCTTCTTCGTGTACTTGCTCTTGCCGTCCCAGCTGGATCCGCTCCAGCTATTCCCTGACAGACTGCACTTCATCCCGAAGATATTGTTGGCGTTCTGAGCCAGCTCACTCTTTCCATACCCGGATTCCAGAATGAACTGAGCCAGCGATACCGATGCCAGGATACCGCTCTTCTTCTGATCCGCAGTGAAGAGTGCACCGACCTTCTTGATCGCATCCGCCTCAGACAGGTTCTTCAGTGCAGATGCCTGAATCCCCTTTGCAGTCGAACCGCCACCGGAATCAGAGGAACCCTGCAGCGCCTTCGTTACCTTCTCAGCCAGATCTCCCATTCGTGCATACATCCAGTTTCCCGGACAGGACTTATTTGCAAACCACCTGTGAACGGTCAGGATCATCTCCCCGCTCTTTGGAGAATAGTTCAGCGTTTTATCCTTATCCCCGAACCAGATCAGCTTGTTCTTGCCGTTGCGCTTGCAGATATCGATGCAAAGCTTGATCAAAGTCTGATACACAACATCCCTGAAAGCATACGGCTCCGTGGTATCGGAAGCGCACTCTATCGTGATCGCCCTCTGGTCATTAGCATTACTGGAAGTACACCAGGAACGATTCTTCTCTTCCACATACAGAGCCACCCTACCGTCCCGGTCGATGCCGTAGTTGCTGGATGCCTGCGTAGACTGCTTCTCAAACCATTCCCCCAGGCCTTCCGCTGTACACTGGCCAACAACACAATGCGGCGTAATCCGATCAATACTGTGCGTCCTCTGCCCGGAGTGGTTCGGAGAAAGCTTCTTATAAACCACCATAGAACTGTTCGTGTAAGCCATTATTCCTCACCATCCTTCTTATCCTTTTCCTTCTCGCTCCGGTCATGCAGCTGCTCCAGCACCTTGTGAAGCTTTCCCGGAATCGGAAGTCCCAGATACGCCGCATTCTCTACAAGGCTCAGACCTTCATTGGAAATGTAGAAGAAAACGATAGCGGTTCTGAGCACACCGGCTTCTCCGAAAATGTGAGTATCCAGCAGATGTCCGATGCCTACCATCGCAAAGATCAGAACTTTCCTGCAGATCCCCTTGAAGCCCACAGCGCTCGACAGCTTCTTATCCGCCACTGCACACATGACCCCTGTGATGTAATCCAGTACCACAAAAGCCAGAAGTGCATAGAGCAGGCCGTCATTTCCGCCCAGGAAATAGCCAAGCCAGCCACCTACCGCCGCAAAGATTGCCTGAATCACATTCCAAAACTCTTTCATCGCAAATCCCTCCTTCGCATAAAAATAGGCGGCTCCCATTCCGGGATAACCGCCTTAACAACACTGTTCATTTATCCAACCCTTACGTCACCGTCTGCTCCGTCAACGTATAAGTGATCTTCATCGTCTTATCCGCATTCTTCACCACCGCCTGACTCAGATTGCAGATGGTAGCCAGATACGGAGTCAGGATCCATGTGTACCTGTACTGGTTCAGATAAGCGCCGCCCCAGGCAAATACATATTCCTTATACCGGAAGAACGGTGTGGAAACATTCCCACAGCGCTCCCCGGCAAATGTAGCGATCACGTTATCATTCACATCAATCTCAAAATCATAAGCTACAATAATGTCATTGATGATGGACATGCAGCAATCACAGCTTCCTGTCTCACCTATGCACTTCATGGTCGATGTGAATCCCAGGCTGATCAGCGTCACATCCGTACTGTTGGAGATATTGATCTTGTAAACGCCGGTCTTGTCATAAGTCGGCACATACAGATATCCGTTTCTCACAACCGCGCTTCTGTTCCCGGAGGGATAACTCGATCCTTCCTTGAAGCTTCCCATCGTCATCAGCGTTGCATTGGAAAGCGTCCACTGACCTTCTGTAAATGTATAATCGCTCTTCCTGATCTTTATCCAGAGAACCGTTGCACTTCTGGATGAATTGCCCTGATTGGCAAATCCATACCAGTACCCATCGCCGCCATCCATGAAAATTCCATACGGAGTATAGCTTCCGTAGAAATGGAAAGTACTGCACTGGAGAACCGTCGTATCCTCCAAAGTCAGCGTAGAATCATCCAGCTTCTCATTCAGGCCGATATCAAATACCGGGATCCGGTACCGCTTAATCGTTACGGTATTGCTCGCATATCCCAGGGAATAAAGCTTCGCATTCTCAAAATCCACAGTCACCGTCCTGAACAGATCGTTGATGAATCCATCCCCGTCATCCAGGCTGACCTTCTTGATTTGAAGCAGCGTGGTATCCACCGCTACTTCGGATCCGTAGGCATTCGCCCCACCATGCTTGGAAGTAAGTCCAACCGCTGCAATCGTGCCGTTTCCCTGCGAAGGTGTGAACTCCCAGACAAACTTGAATCCATCCGACAGCTTCATGCTCTCTGTCAGATTCATGCTGCCCCTTTTCGTGTTCGCCGTGGCATTGACATCATTACTGGCATAAGCCACCGGCAGATTCGTTGACGGCAAATAAAGGTTATCTGCTTGCTCCGTAATGGAACTTGGAAAAAGAAGGATGCCGCCGATCATATTCGGACAGATCGGAAGCAACTCCTGATTCCATGTCAAGGAATCATCATATTGTCCGCCGGCTTTATACATGACACCCATCGGATTTACTCCCAGAATGTCATTGACGGCATTGGTGACCATATTGGTCTCCGATACCGTCTCAATCGTTCCTGTATTCTGGTCTTCCAGCTCAATAACCAGATTTCCTGTATATCTCTTCATCGCAACCTCCTTAAGTGTTACTTCCCGGCACATCCACCGGCATAGCGAATCCACCCACGCTTGTTCGTCCTGACTTCACATCCGAATAGAACCGCTTCACAGTCTCCTTGATTTCCCAGACATCACTCTCGGTAAATGCCTTCACCTGCAGCCTGTCAGTCTGAGAACCATTGCCGATCCGGAACAGATCCACATACTCTTCAATATCGATCCTACCGTCCCATGCCGCCGAAGCGCCCATGCTCTGACCGGAAATAGAAGCAATGCACATCCCGGTATCCACCGCAGCCGTGCCGCCCTCGCAGCGCATGTAGACATTGAAGATATTCGTGTAGTTTGGCACCACATCCTCAATCGGATAATACAAAAGGATCGTATGCCTTCCGGAGTGCCAGTTCTCCTGCGGATAATGCACCGGGATCATCTGATTATTGAACTCAAAGGAAAAGATCACATCCGCGTGACCATCCTCCGTCCAGCTCATCGGAAGGGATACCGTTATCGTCTGTTCTTCCGTATTTCCGATCACTTCCGGATTATCAGGATCCAGCGGCTCCGGCTCATCCACCGCAACCGACGGGATCACCACATCCCCGGAAGCCGTTGCACTCTTCGTCACTTGCGGAGCCGTCACATCCACAATTACCTGCCCGAAAAACTGAGCGTGATTCGCTTCCGTTGTAGCAAACTCGATGGAAATGATCTTCGTATCCACATCCCTGACCGTAAAAGCCGAAGCGTTGGTGAAAGTATGGATTCCGATCTTCCCTGCCTCGATCTGAGCCAAAAGCCCGGAAATATTCTTATCATTCTTGCTCTTCGCCTGGGACAGCTTCGGATTCTTTCCCACGCACTTGATACTCTGCCTGCCGCCAATCTTGATGCTGTTCGATGTAATGCAGGCATACTTCGTCGCATCCGCTTGTCCGCCGGTAAAGGAAAGGATATCTCCCACATCCAGAGCCGGATTCCCAATCGTGTCAGAATCAAACGGAACATAATTTACTACAGCCAGATCATTCAGAATGTTAGTGCAGAGCTGCCGCCTGGTCTCTTCAAGACCAAACTGCAAAAGCGGATTCACGCCCAGATTCATCGTCAGTCCGTCATCCGGATCCAATGCGTAATACTCCGCAATCTGCGTTCTTAGGTTCGTTGACGAAACCGCCGTGTATCTCGTAATGAAATCCGAAAAGCTGGAAGTGAACCGATGCTTCCGTTCCACCACAAGCACCGGCTGATTGCCGTACTTCCTAAGTTCCAATTCCCCGGCACGATTGATCACAAAGAACCCGCCCAGCACCTGACCGACATAGAACAGGATATCCCTGTAGGTCTCTATGTCATTGTCAGAATAAATGGAAAGATTCTCTGACCCATTCGGCATCGCCTCGATCGTTGCCCTGCTCTGAGCCAGATCCACATCACAGGCCGTTGAACACAGCACCATGAAATCATAGGCGTTGCCGATGGATTCCAGAGAAGTGAATGCCTTCTCGAATCGCACCATATAGTCATACGCCTTGATCTCCAGGCACTTCGCTTTTCTGTTCGCTTCCGATACTTCAAATATCCCCATCGGGATCGTCTCATAAGAGCCGCCCGCCACCTGCAGGTGATAGAACAGTTCCACCATGGCATCTTCCAGCGTGTACCTGTTGATTTCGGAGAAAAGCGAAATCCCCATCTCAGCGGCATACACCGTTCCAAGCTCGATCTCCGTGCTTCCGCAGCACTGGCTTGTGATATACCCGCTTCCCTTGACCATATCTTCCTGGTCGAAGTTGTAAACCGTCCCGGCAGTCGTCGTGATCTTACCGGTCCAGTAGTATTTTCTGTTGTTCGCCTTCACCGCATTCAAGAAGGCCTGGCTTACCGGATACAA